CCTGATTGATAATGCTGCAATGAAGATTTATGTGTTTGATGAATGGTACAAAACAGGTGTGACCAACAAAATCATTGCACAGACAATCAAAGACAAGGGTTATGGTGGACAAAGAATCATTTGTGATTCTGCTGAACCCAAGTCCATTGCAGAACTTCAAGAAGAAGGAATCAAAGCAGAAGCATCACGAAAAGGAAAGGACAGTGTGAATCATGGTATTCAGTTAATTCAGAACTATGAAATCATTGTTCATGAAAGAAACTGTCCTGAATTCAAGAAAGAAATTCAAAACTATTGTTGGGAAAAAGACAAAGATGGAAAACCAACTGACAAACCTGACCATGAATTTTCACATGGTATGGATTCCATGCGTTATGCAGTCACAAAGACATTAGTTGGTGAAACATTTAGTTTTGATTAGAACATAAAAGGAAGGTGAAAAACAATGACAGTGAATGTCTTAGGTACTAAGTACACAATAAAAGAATCCAACAAACTTGCAGATTCAAACCTGGAAAACAATGATGGTTATTGTGACCATAGCACAAAGACAATTGTCATTGACACCTTCAAAACATTCCCTGGTTCACTGGAAGACATGGAAGCCTACAAAAGACAGGTCATCAGACATGAACTGATACATGCTTTCCTTTATGAATCAGGTTTGGATGCGTGTTCCTGGGCAAAGGATGAAGATATTGTTGACTGGATTGCAATTCAGTTTCCTAAGATGCTTCAATCCTTTGGTCAGTGTAATGCTATATAACATTATTGAAAAGAAAGGTGGTGAAGAACTGTGTTCAATTTTCTGTTAAGTGAAGCTGCAAGACTTGCAAATGCAATCACTATTGGAAAAAACAGAATCACTGATGAACAATATGTCATCAATGAAATCAACCATTTCAAGGTTTCCCAAAGAAGAAAAGCAATGCTTGATGGTGAAAAATACTATGCAGGACAGCATGACATTCTTTCCAGGGTCAGAACTGTGATTGGTGAAAATGGTGACTTGGAAGAAGTCAAGAACCTTCCAAACAACAGAATAGTGGATAATCAATATAAGAAGATGGTTGACCAAAAGAACAACTATCTGCTTGGACAACCCATTTCTGTTCAGTGTGAAAATGAACAGTATGCTAAACTTTTGAAGCAGTTGTTCAATAAAAAGTTCCAAAGATTGATGAAAGCAGTTGGTGAAGATTCACTGAACTGTGGAATTGGGTGGTTGTTCGTTTATTATAATGAACATGGTGAAATCACCTTCAAAAGAATAAAGCCTTTTGAAATCATTCCTGGATGGAAGGATTCTGAACATACTATTCTTGATTATGCAATCAGAATCTATGAAGTTATTGTATATGAAGGACAGCAGGAAAAGGTTGTTCAGAAGGTGGAAGTCTATGATGACAAAGGAATCACATTCTTTGAATTGACTGATGGTGGTTCATTGAAGCCTGTTGAACCTTTTGTTCAGAACTACTTCACCATTACTGATGAAGATGGAACTGAAACAGGGTACAACTGGACAAAGATTCCTTTGATTCCTTTCAAATATAACACCAAGGAAATCCCATTGATTAAGATGGTGAAGACCTTGCAGGATGGTTTGAACCTGATTGAATCCAATTTCCAAAACAGCATGGAAGAAGACACAAGAAACACTATCTTGGTTCTGATGAACTATGATGGTCAGAATCTTGGTGAATTCAGAAGAAACCTTGCACAATATGGTGCTGTTAAGGTTAGAACTGTTGATGGTGCAGGCGGTGATTTGAAGTCCTTGCAGGTAGAAGTCAACAGTGACAACTACAAAGCAATTTTGGAAATCTTCAAAAAGGCAATCATTGAAAATGCAATGGGTTATGATGCAAAGGATGACAGACTTGCAGGAAACCCAAATCAGATGAACATTCAATCCATGTATTCAGACATTGACCTGGATGCAAACAACATGGAAACTGAATATCAAGCTGCATTTGAAGAACTGCTTTGGTTCATCAATTGTCATCTTGCTAATATGGGTATGGGTGACTTTGATGGTGAAGAAGTGGACATCATCTTCAACAGGGATATTCTTATTTCTGAAAGTGAAGTCATTGACAACTGTCAGAAGTCTGTTGGTGTTCTGTCTGATGAAACAATTGTTGCAAATCACCCATGGGTGGATGACCCACAAGCTGAACTGGAAAGATTGCAGAAGCAGAAGGAAGAAGCTATGGAACAATATGGTCTTGGTTTCAACCCTGCAACTGGTGGTCAGAATCCTGGTGATGGTAGTGGTGATGACCCAGGCGGTGAAGGTGGTGATGAATAATGCCACAGAAAAGAACTGCTGCATATTGGAAAAAACGATTTGAAGCACTTGAAGCTGCATCTAATAAATATGGTCAACAGACATACAGTCAGATTGAACCTGCTTTTGATGCTGCACAAAGACAAATCCAGGGTCAGATTGAAGCCTGGTATGGTAGATTTGCGACAAATAACCAAATCACCATGCAGGAAGCAAGAAAACTTCTTTCTGCTGCTGAATTGAAGGAATTCAAGTGGGATGTCCAGGAATATATCAAGTATGGTAGAGAAAATGACCTGAATCACATGTGGATGAAGGAACTGGAAAATGCATCTGCAAAATTCCACATCAGCAGACTGGAAGCATTGAAAATCAGGACACAGCAAGCAGCAGAAGTTGCATTTGGGAATGAACTGGATGCAATTGATGCTATGGCAAGAAAAGTTTTCACAGAAGACTATTATCACAGCTTGTTTGAACTTCAAAAGGGGTTTGGAATAGGTTGGGAAGTTGGTCAGATTGATAAAAGAAAACTTGAAAAGTTAATTTCAAAACCTTGGACAGCAGATGGGAAAAACTTTTCTGCAAGGATTTGGGAACAAAGAACACAGTTGGTCAGTGAACTTCACAACCAATTGACAAGAACCTGCATCCTGGGAAAAGCACCTGATGATGCAATCAAGGCAATTTCCAAGAAATTCAATGTTTCTAAGAATCAAGCAGGAAGACTTGTGATGACTGAACAGGCTTATTTCCATTCAGTTGCACAACAAGAAGCATTTGAAGACCTGGATGTTGAAGAATTTGAAATTGTGGCAACCCTGGATTCCCTGACTTCTGAAATCTGTCAGGAAATGGATGGAAAGCACTTCCCTATGAAGGACTATCAACCAGGTGTGACTGCACCACCTTTTCATCCTTGGTGCAGAAGTGTGACTGTTCCTTACTTTGAAGACAACTTCACTGGTGAAAGGGCAGCAAGGGATGAAGAAACAGGAAAGACCTATTATGTTCCTGATTCCATGACTTATCCTGAATGGAAGAAGTCAATGGTTGATGGTCAGACTGATGGATTGAAACCTGTTGATGAAAGTGCTACAATGATAAAAAGAGATTATCAAACAGAATTAGCACAGAAATTTGGTTCTGAACACTATGATGCAATGCATGATTTGATTGATTCCTGTGAAAATCCTTCTTTGCAGAAAGTTTGGGAACAATATGAATCAGACATCAAGGTTGGGGATGCAAAATATAAGGGTCATGAATATTGTAGTGGTTCAAGGATTTATGTGAATGGTGCAAGGGATGCAAAGGGTAACACCTGGCAAGCACCATATCAGGTATCTTTCCATGAATCAGGTCATGCAATTGATTCCCTTGCAGCTTCACAAGCAAGTGGTGTTGGACATCATTATTCATCCAGGTATAAAGACGGTCTATTTCCACAGACTATCAAAGATGAAGTTCAAGAATGGGTCAATAAGAAAGCAGAAGTCATCAAGCAGGCTTTCAAAGACCACAAAGGTGACTGGGAATGGTTGTATAATGCAGGTTACATTTCTAAGTCCAATTATGATTTCTATACAAGATATGGTAGATGGTTAAGTGGTGAACCAAAGTATTCCAAATCAATTGCTTACAGTGCAGTTGAAAAGGAAGTCAAAGCATTGTCACCACTTCAAAAAGCAGACCTTTCAGACATCCTGGAAGGTGCAACTGGTGCAAAAATCAGTTGTGGCTTTGGTCATGGTGCTTCTTATTGGAAGCAAAGAACCTATCTTGGTGTTTCTGATGGTCTTGCAACAGAAGCATTTGCAGAAATGATTGATTCTGCAATGTCCTGTCCTGAATCATTGGAAACAATCAAAAAGTATCTTCCAAAGTCTTATGCAATCTTTGAAGAAATGATTGCTGCTTTGGTGAAATAGAAAGGATGGTGTTTGATATGGAAGAAAAGCTGAATCAGTATGCAGAACACTTTGGTGAAAACTTCCCCATTTTCATTGTTAGACATTTAGATGAAGATGAAGTGGTCAAAATTATTGATGAATGTATTTCAAACAACAAACCTTATGAAGTAGATGCACAGGATGATGTGTTCTACTAAGAAAGCACTTTGACAGTGGTCAGGGTGCTTTTTTCATGCAATTTCAGGGGTACAAATATATCAAGACCCTTGGAAAAATGCCTATATGGGCATTATATGAAGTCGAAAAATTCCAGTTTCCTTGAAAAATCTATGAAATGAACCCAAAGGGGTGATTGGTAGTAGTTTCCTTTCAAGGAAGGTGGAATTTTTTATATTGACCTGGTGGATGTCGAAAAAAGACACAATCAAACAAATCTGATGGTGAAAGTAACACCGAAAACAAACTGAAAGGATGGTTTTGAATTATGAAAAGAAAGTTTTTAGAAGACATGGGTTTGGAAAAGGAACAGGTTGACAAGATTCTTGATGAAAACAGTCAGGATATTGGAAAGGCAAAGGGTGACCTTGAAAAAGTTCAGGCTGACCTTACTGCTGCACAGCAGGAAGTCACTACTTTGAAGGGTCAGGTTGCTGACAGGGATAGTCAGCTTGAAACTTTGAAGAATTCCACTGGTGATGTTGAAGCAATGAAAACACAGATTGCAACTTTGCAGGCTGATAATAAAGCAAAAGATGATGCACATGCTGCTGAAATCAAGCAGTTGAAGATTGATAATGCTGTTAATTCCGCACTGACTGGTGCAAAGGCAAAGAATGTGACTGCTGTCAAGGCACTTCTGAAAGACCTGGACAAAGCAGAACTTGCTGATGATGGTACTATCAAGGGTCTTGCTGAACAGATTGAAGCATTGCAGAAGTCTGATGCTTACTTGTTTGATGCAGCACCTTCTAAAAAGACAAAGGTTAAGGGTGCAGAACCTGGTGAAAGTGGCAAGGAAGATGGTGATGAAAAGGTTGATACTTCCAAGATGACCTATTCTGAACTTGCTGCTTATATGGCTGAAAACCCTGATGCAAAGATTGACTAATAGTCAATCACAAACCACAAAAATAATTTTATGAAAGGTATTGGTGAAAGAAAATGGCTAAATTTGATTCTAAGAGTTTCAATCCGCAGGCATTTGGTGCTTATGTAAAGCGAATTCCAAATGTCACTAAAAACGAACTTGCAAAGAGTGGTGCAATCGGTTCTAATGAACAGGCTCGTGCTGCACTTGGCAATCAGACTGGTTCTTTGTATGCTCGTATTCCTTACTTTGGAAGAATTGATGGTTCTACCAGTCAGAACAATGATGGTGCAACTGACATTGCAAGCACTAACACTACTACTTATGAACAGGGTTTTGTTGTTGCTTCTCGTATGGACAGTTGGACTGAAAGAAGTTTCAGCAAGAACATCACAGCAGGTGTAGATTTCATGGACAATGTTGCTGCACAGATTGCTGACTACAAGTTGGATGTTCGTCAGGCTATGCTGCTTGCTATGCTTGAAGGTATCTATGCAATGGGTGTTGAAGGTGACACTGTTGCTGCAAAGGCTGCTGCTGAATTCATTGACAAGCACACCTTTGACATCAGTGCAGGTGAAGGTGAAGCTGCAATGGTTGGTTCTACTACTCTGAATAAGGCTATTCAGAAGGCTTGTGGTGACAACAAGAACATCTTCAAACTGGTTATCATGCACAGTGAAGTTGCTACTAACCTTGAAAACATCAAGCTGTTAAAGTACATGACACAGACTGATGCTGATGGTATCGAAAGAGAACTTGCACTTGCAACTTGGAATGGCAGAACTGTCCTGATTGATGACAACATGCCTGTTGATGGTGGCAAGTACACCACTTAT